AAAGGTTGGTCTTTCCATGTTTCAGGATAACCACTACCCTGCGAATGAGCAGAACCTACAACGTAAGAACGCATAGGTTCTAATACAGCTGAAACAGATGCACTATATACTTCACCAATAGGATCGTCAGCAACAAATGAACACAGCTCTTTAGTAGCAGCTAATGCACATGGCCTAACAATCGTACCAGTGATTGGTGTATAGTAATATGTCTTGCCAGATTCTACCGCACCATCATTTAAACCACGGCCTACAATACTACCAGTACTAGCATTAGAATGTACTGTCGTAATTTTCATGATAAAGTAGTCTTCTTGAGACACACTTGTTACCGCTGCTCCTCCATCATTCCCACCAGTATCATTGCTGGTCATATTAACTTTGACCATTTGACCTGGTAGAAAGAAAGCAGGTTGTGTACCATCATCGCCTACCAATATATCATTGCCAGACTGTCCGAATACAGTTCCCTGATTTCCTGCTGAGTTGTAGTCAGTAGCCATATGCAACTTTACTACATCACCAGCTGATGTCCCCAACGCTGCACCCGAACTAGTTAATAACTCTGAACTTGCAAATGTATCTGCACTTCCATTGTAAAAACCAACTACGTATGCATACCTCTTGTGAAAAGAGGGGCGTCTTTCTGTGAATTTAAACTCTGGATCGTCTGTTGACTTCTTCGCAACTTTTGATACAAGTCTAAAGAAAGGGTCTTGTGCTATTGCCAGCTCAGATACCCTATCCCCAAAATTGTACTTTCTACGAAGATCGCCAGTTGAAAGACTAGACGATGCAGGACTTATACCACTAGGAGATGAGGATTCAGTTAATCCACTCTCCAATTGAAATAAATCAGCCATTTTATCTTCTCCTTATTTAGGAATTAAGCACCTGGAAATGGCTGAAAAAAAAGTTCAGCTATTAACCAAATGCGTTTTCTAATTGAGAGTCAATCCCTTTAATAGCATCAAAGATAGAATCATCCTGAGATGTTTCGACTTCTGCGCTTCCTTGAGTAGCTAACGAACCAGGAGCAGATTGTACTTTTTGCATCTGTTTCGCTATATTATCATTAGCGCTTTTCTGAATATTAGACTCACGAGAATCCTTATTCTTTAAATAAAGAATATCATCAAACGTCAACTTATGTGTTTTAGCAAAGTCTTTATAGTCATCCCATTCTTCATCAGACAAATTATGCCTACCTTTGAAATCGGTCTCCTTAGACAGTCTTTCACTCTGTGCAGTTTGAACCTGCTGAGATTGAGCCAGTCTTTGTTGAACAATACCATCAACTGTTGCACCAAACATTTTAGCTGAGTCTGATTGTGGATTCGATAGAGCTTCATCAGCATCGAAGATAAAATCTTCGTCTAATCCCATTTGTTCTTTCATGCTTTTAGGAGGCTCTCCTCCACCCTCAAAATAACCACGAACGTGCTTGATTAAATTAGGGTCTTCTTTCATCGCATTAATGATAGGTACATAGGGTTCCATTTCTTTACTTTCATCGTAAAGTCTTTTAGCCTCACGGCTTGAATCCGAATACCTTTTCTTCAGGGCGCCCAATTCATTAGGGTCTCCTGTCTGAACTTCCTGAGGGCTCTGACTAAGCGTATTACCGCTATTAATATCAGAGGTTGCCGTCTGATCACCTTCTAAGATGCCTTGGTTCAATGAACCATCAAGAGCTGCGAAAAAATCTCTTGATGCACCTTCATTTGAAGAAGCTTCAGGGGCACTATCTTGTGCGTTACCTACTACTTCTTGATTTTCCATAGTTTCTCCTTGTTAATTGAGATAATCTAAGTTAAGCATTTTCTGCTTTTTTGTCAACCGCTTTCTTTGCGGATAATTGCGCTTTATCTACAACAGATTCCACACCTCTCCGCATGTCTTTTTTAGCAGTATCAAATTCTTGTTTGAGAGATTCTCTTAAAACTTTTTGCTGAGCTTCAGTCTCCACTACATCTCTTCTGATTTCTTTCTCAGCTTCGCCAATCTTCATCTTTATGCCAGCCTGTACTAATTGACGCTCTAATGTCTCAATAGTTCCTTCTTTGTCTTTTAATGCTTCTTCCATTTGCTGTACACTATTTTGTAACTGAGCGTATACTGATTTTCTCTGAATTAATTGTTTCTTATTTCTTATATCACTTTCAGCTATCATAGCAATATCATCAATTAACCCAGCCTGGAACCATCTAAAATATTCTTCAAGTAATGCCCATCTGTTCATTGGCATCGTTGTCCCTGCAACTATCCTAACATCAAAAGTAGCAGATTCATAATCCATCCACTTCCCTATCTCATTACCATAGTCGTTATAAATAGGAATATTAATTCTTTCTTCTTTTTCTTCTCCACCTTCCTTTTGACCAGCCTCAGGCTGGACAATCCTAAAAACCTTGTCTATTGTATAATGTTTCTGCGCAACTTGTTGGAAGATTCTCCCTAAGTGCTCAAGAGCTGGTTCCACTATACTACTCATCCATGCTTTTAATCTTCGAGTACCAAATTCATCATTAGCAAGTAACCCTCTATATGTTTCAGGTTGTTCTTTTGTAAAACCCATCATAGCTGAAGGAACTCCACTAATATATTCAGCATCCGATTTACCTTCTTGTACTACTGAGAAAAATGCATTGTTTATGGGAGCAGGTAAAACTGGTGTTGGAGGATTAAACCCCTGTCTGTACTTCAGCAGCGCGCCTGGAGCTGAAGAATATTGCTCCCATTCCTCTTCTGGAACAGAACCTTCTTCATACATCCAACGGAGATTAGATGCTAAATTAGCATTATGTAACATAATCTGATGTGATTTATTAATCTCCTGTTGCTTCCCTATGAGTGGCATCACAGCACTTATAGGATAAGGTGTTCCAGTATACATATACGGAATTGGTACTATTGGATATTCAGAAATTGGTAATAATCTTTCATACAAGAAAATATCATCACCTACGCTACACGTAAGTACAATTTTATTCTCATAAAACTTCACAGCATTAACTACATCATTAGCAATATCTTCATTCTCCATCAATATATTAAATTCTTTTTCTGCCATCACTACTTGATTGATGCGAACCATAGCTTCTTGAGCCTTTGACATTAACTCTTGCTCTTTCATAGCAATGGCTTCTTGAGATTGCTTTTCTATCTTTTGTAACTCTAACTGAGCTCTACTCTCAATAATCTCACCTGATTGCAATGATTGTTGTATCTGCATTTGTTTTTCCTGCATTGCAACAAGTACCTCTGCCTTAAATTCCTCAATCCTGGTTTTAACTTCCTCTTTAATAGCCTTTACTTCTTCAGGAGGAGCTTCTTCTTTAATAAAAACATTATAAAAAGCAAACTTTCTCTTTTCATACACTTCAAAATATGGGAGTATATCATCATACTCACCTGACGCACTTAGAGAAGGACTTCCTAAATTAGTAACATCCTCAGGCTGAATAGCAGCTGAAGTCTCTTTATCAATCATTGAATAACTTACTGTATTCGTGTTTCCCCCTGCCTTTTTAATCTTCGCTTTAAATTCAGGGAACATATTTAATAACTGAGTCCTTGTAAGGTCCTTTTTGACTAGTATAAATGATGCGTCCCTGAAGAGAAAATCTCTACTCATTGGGTCAACATGGATATCGTAAGGATAAACCCTCTTGAATTTCACTTCACCTTTGCCTAAATCAGCGTCCTTATCAATGTCTACAAGAAAATATCCTATACCTCTTGTTAAACTATCAAGAACAACTTGACTATAAATTGATTTTCCATTAGATAAATACCAACAATAATCAGCTATCTCTGAATGTATTTGAGCTATATCAACATCGTCACCAGTTGCCCCTACAGCTTTCCACTTAGGATTATTAGCGGTAACAAAATATTTCATGATCTCTATAATAGGAGTTATCCTGTTTATAGTAAATGTTGGCATCCCAGATTCTTCAAGAGCATCTTTCTCTCCTTTAGTCAACTGTTCATCTAAATAAAACTCATGACCTTTCTGGCTTTTAGTCTGCCATTTTATACGATTACCAGTAG